CCATTAGTTTTATATCAGGATTCTCTTTCTTGTAATTATCTTTTAGATCGTCCCAATGACTGCCTTCAGGCTTCTTATTTTCAGGAATGATTATACCAGAACATTTTTGTACTAGCAATGCGAAGTTAGGATTACGTTGAATAGTTGGGTTATTGTTGACTTTTCCACACATTTTCATCAACTCTAATTGTTGTTTTAGTTGTGCATTTTCTGTTTGCACCTCTCTAAATTCTTTTGTGCAGGCTGAACCTAAATATTTTCTCCAGGTAAGTCTTATCGATTGATCATCACTAGGGCTGTTATAATTGTTAGTAGGATCGTAGTGTCTATACCTACTTTCATAGTCCCTTTGTTCGATTGATATGTCAAAAGAGCCAGTACTACAAGTATTAGTACCATCATTGAGATACTCATTTCTAGGATATGCCGGAGTTGTGCAAAATGCCAGAGCTGTCAACATTAAAATAATAATTCCTGTAAAATAATAATTCATCCTGGCTGTCTCCATGATTCATTACCTACTTAAATCTTTGAGATCGTAGTCGTGTTCTCTGACTTGATCTGCTAGTTGTCTATATAAGTTCTCTGCCATCTGCCATGTAGCTTCTGCAGATGATAGTCTTGTATTCATTTCTGCTATTTTTTCTTCAGCCACTGTTAGATCTCTTTGTAGGTTTACTATTTCTTGTTCTGATCCGTTAATACTATCTGTAAGATTAACAACATAACGTACACCAGTAAAAGTTCCGACCAGGACTGATGCCACGACCGGAACCATTACTATGTTCTTTTTTAATAAATCTACTAAATTCATTATTTAATAATTAATGCTACTACAAGAGCTGCGACCACAACCACCCATATTTTGTGGTTGTTCCATACTCTTAATGCTGAATTAAATAGTATGCTTTTTTCTTTAAGTTTATTAAACATTTTTTTTCTCCTCTATTTCATAGAAGAACTTGTCCGTATCTTCCGTACGCCATGCTCTACTATCTTCTACATTCCATTCAGATGTTTGCACTTTCCAATCAGGAATATTGTCCTTCACAGTAAACGAAGGTATGTCCCATATAATTCGATTGTTTGGTTGTGCTGCATAATTGCCATCATCTAATGCAATTATGTGTGCGCACTTATGTTCGTGCGGTATCTCTGAATGATCAGTGTCAACTATATTAGACTCTGGATGTGCAAAGTCAACCGTAAATAAATAAGCACCAGAGTGCCACTTTTTATCTTTACCTATGTACTTGCCTGATTGTCCGTCTAGGATGTCCCAACTAGTAACAGCAGGATAATAACTAAAACAATTCCATAACTCCAGTTCATCCAACCTACGTTTAGGAACTTCTTTTTCTTTAAAACCTCTTTGTATGAAAGCAGAGATTGGTAGACGGTAGAAGACTGCACCATTTTCCATAATTGCGTGGAACAAAATCGGACGACCAGTGATCGCACTAATCCCGAAGACAATACAATCTTCAACTTCGCCATGATGAGCTTTAAGATCATATAAATATTCTCTCCTTATCTGAGCATATGTTACTGGTATATTTGCATTTAAGTACGCCATATAAATTATCCATGTATGTCACCCCAGTTTTCCCCATGTTCATAGTCAACTTTATTTGGGACTTCTAGTGTAACAGCATTTTCCATCACTTCAATTATTTTTTTTGCATGTGATTCGTCTTTAACAGATATATCTAACTCATCGTGTATCTGTATATGTGGTATGATACCTTCTTTGTATAACTCTAACATAGCTTTCTTAGTCATGTCAGCAGCTGAACCCTGTATTAATTTGTTTAAAGATTTGTATGTGTAAGCTCTCCTGATCCCCGGTCCATGTTCCCTGAGTGCATCTTCGTGAGTCATGGCTTTATGCATACCAAAACTATTAGGTTCCCATAAATGAAACCTGCACAGTCTACCCAGCAGTGTTCGTATCTGACCACGATCCTGTGCTCTGTTCGATGCTTTCTCCATCAATTGTTTTACGAATGGTACACGTGAGTGATACGTATTAAATAATTCTGCTGCTTTTTCTTTTGTTACACCTAGCTCTGCCTGAAGTTTAGCTTTACCCATACCATAAAATAATCCTAAGTTAATCGTTTTAGCCTGGGACCTAGGTATATCTGCCATATCTGCTACAGTCTGGTGAAAGTCTGAGCTAGAGTCATTTGTATATGCATCTACAACGTCATATACAGACGGTAATTTGTACAAAGACGCATAATGCACTACCAACCTAGGCTCTTGCTGAGAATAGTCAAAACAACCCCATGTATGGCCCTCCTCGGGTATAAATAATGACCTTATCTTAGGTCCAAGATCTTTATTTCTAGCAGGTATCTGCTGTAGATTAGGATTCTGGTAGGAAAACCTACCAGTTACCGTGCCCCCGGTTTGTGATCTGAGTTGGTTTATCTCAGCGTGTATTCTACCCTCATGCTCGTATCTAAGAATAGAATCTAAAAATGTTGTGTGTGCTTTGTTAATCTCTCTTGCTTGTGCAATCATCTTAACAACAGGATGACTATGTTCTTGTAAAAAATTTTTTGTAAATGATGGTGCACCTGTCTTATCTGTTGTCGGATATTCTAATCTCAACATATCAAATACATTTGCGATAGATCTAGCTGCCCATATTTGTGTATCAATATTTGTCTCACCTTTTATCTTGTGCAGTAATTCTTTTTCTTTTGTTACAAATTCTTTTTTCATTGCGTGAGCTCGTTCTACATCTACACGTACACCTTTGAATCTCATGTCAACAAGGCATGGAAACAAATCAGACTCCAGGTCAAATATATCTTCCAGGTCTTGACTAATAATTTCTTTTTTCATTTCTTGCCAGAGTCCCAATGTAACTTCAGCATCACGTTCAGCGTATGCACCAACATGCATCGCAGGTAATTTATACATTTCAGACTTAGGATCAATGCCCCACTCTTCTGCAGCTTCTGCTAATGCAGATTCATTCTTACCATAACCAAGGTAGTGCCACGATAAACTATTGAGATCATAGCGAAATCTGTTCTCATCGGTCAACGCAGATGCAATCATTGTGCAGGCTATGTCACCGTTTATTTTGAACCCCATTGCCCGTAGCCAACAAACATCGTAGATAGCATTATGAAAAATTTTTGTTGATGGTGACTCAAGTATATCTTTCAACCATGACAAGACTCTTTGTCTGTCCATGTTTCCACCACCCTCATGTGCAATAGGAAAATAACCTTTATAAAATTTTGTAGCAACAGCGATGCCTATAACTTCACCATTATTAATAACAGAACCAGATCCTTTCTTAATCAAATCAGGATCTTTTGTCTCCAGGTCAATTGCTATTTCATCTACATCACGTAGGTCTGGAAACTCTGTGGGTTTTACCCATTCAGTCTGTGCTTCAAACTTAGGAATTTTCATTATAGTCCCTTTCAATAATCATTTCTAAAAAATGTATTGCTTTCAATATGTCTTGCTTCTTTCCCTTATCACGATGTCTAATAATGTATTTTATAGCACAACCTTCAGGATATAACAACTCATTCTCAACAACAAACTTGCTGGGTTGAATTTTATATTTTTGATAGTGACTCCCGCCGTGCTGCTTATCCCAAACTTTCGATGTCATAACCTTGATCCTCCTTTTTTGCTGCCATGATGTATAAGTTTTGTTTTGTTCTTGTCACCCCCACATACCAAACTCTGTGTTCTTCATCTTGTTTGTCAGAACTTTTTTCAACTGCATCTCGTATTGTTTTTGTATTGTCTAGTATTAATAATACATTGTCTGCTTCCCCACCTTTTGCAGAATGTATTGTAGATAATTTTACTCTTGGGTCCTTCCTTAATTCTTCTCCGTTACTTAACATTTCTCTTATGTATAGACACTCTTCATAGTCAGATGTAAATACATCGTACCAGGGTGCTCTCTTGTCAAAACCAAGTTCTTCTAAATTATACATTTTTTCTTCTGTAGGTTCGTCCATGACAAGCAGTGGACTATATTCTAAAACACCTCTAACTTCTGGTAAAGATAACTCGTCACCTTTCTGCCACCGTATATAGTTTAGAATTGTTCTAAACAAGGTTACCTTGTAACTTTTACGATCTTTGTACTCAAAATAAATACCACGTTCTTTTAGAAAAGGTTTGAGTCTATTTAATTTGTCATTGTATCTTGCAAGAACTAACCAATTGCCTTCATCAATTGGTACATCTTCAAGACTATAGACATAATTTACTGTGCCCCTTTCGTCTCTAGCTTTCCAATTTTTTTGTACACGTCTATCTTCTGGACTCCTTA